GGTCTTACGCGTTGCCCGATCCATTTGTAGCGACAGAAAAAATAGAACCTCTTGCTGTTTGCAGGTATACTGTATACCCATGGCGAAACAAAAAGAAGTTGCTGACCATTTAGACATGTCACCGCAGAGGGTGCGCGACCTTCTTAAACAGGGCGTTTTAACTAGAGGGCATGGCCAAGATGCACTAGACCTTGATGAGTGTCGTAAAAATTACATTCGCTATCTAAGAATGCGCTCTCGTGGTACACAAAACAATACTGGCGATCTCAATGAAGAGAAAACCAGGTTGACTAAATTGCAAGCAGACAAAGCGGAACTAGAAGTGCGGGAGCTAGAACAGAGTTTAGTGTCAGTAGAAAGAATAACTGAAGAGTGGGTTGGTTATGCTGCAAATGTCCGCAGTAAATTATTAGCACTACCAAGCAAAATATCTCATAGAGTGCAATCTGCAGAAAGTTATGCAGAAGCAGAAAAAATATTGAAAGATGCCGTATATGATGCTCTATATGAACTAAGCAATAATGGATTATAAGAAACAGTTATCATACATTATAAACAACGTTAATAATGCCTTCAAACCACCCCCTGATTACTCCATAGACTTGTGGGCTGATAATTATAGACAGCTTTCGCCAGAGTCATCAGCTGAAGCAGGACAGTGGCGAACAGATCGTGTGCCTTTCCAAAGAGAGATCATGCGTGTCATTACTGACCCTGATGTAGAGACTGTTGTTTTTATGAAGAGCGCGCAAGTAGGAGCGACAGAGCTGCTAAGTAATGTCATCGGTTACTACATCGACCAAGAGCCAGCACCAATATTAGTTTTGCAGCCGACACTTAATATGGCACAAACCTATTCCAAAGACAGGCTTGCGCCTATGTTGCGCGACACACCCAGGTTGCGCGGCAAGGTTGGCGATCCACGCACAAGAGATAGTGAAAATACAGTTTTGCATAAACGCTTCAGTGGCGGACATATCACAGTTGTTGGCGCAAACAGCAGTAGCGGCCTCGCCAGCCGACCCATAAGAATACTGCTTGCAGATGAGGTTGACCGCTACCCACCATCCGCAGGCACAGAAGGTGATCCAATCAATTTGGCTAGAAAACGTACAACAACCTTCTGGAATAGAAAAATAATTTTAGCATCAACCCCCACTGTTAAAGATGTTTCGCGTATTGAAAGTGCTTTCAAGTTATCAGACCAGAGACACTTTCATGTGCCATGCCCAGAGTGCAAGCATAAACAAAAGCTACGCTGGGAAAATGTGTCATGGCAAGAAGATAAGCCAGAAACAGCAACTCTAGCTTGTGTGAGTTGTGGTTCAGTTATACCAGAATCTAAAAAACAGTGGATGTTAAAAAATGGTGAATGGTTAGCTGAAAACCCAAGCTCTAAGATTGTTGGCTTTCATATCAACGAGCTTTATTCACCTTTTAGAAGATTGGAAGAAATCGCTAAAGACTTTTTGGAAGCCAAAGAGCATCCAGAAATGTTCCAAACATTCATAAATACCTCACTTGGCGAGTGTTGGGAAGAGAACAAAAGCATGGTTGACACTACAAAGCTCTTAGAAAAATGTGAGAACTACAATGATGAAGCTATCCCAAACAATGTTTTATTTATTACTGCTGGTGTAGATACGCAGAAAGATAGACTGGAAGTGCAGACAATAGGCTGGGCTGAAAAGTATGAAGCATGGGTCTTGGAATATAAGATGATTTGGGGAGACCCATCGACACAAGAGGTCTGGGATGAACTAGATAATTTCCTAAAGAAAACCTACACCACTGAATCTGGTCGCAAACTACCAATCAAAGTAACCTGCATTGACTCTGGTGGACATCACACACAAAATGTCTATGATTTCTGTCGTCCAAGGCAAGCACGCATGATATTTCCGATAAAAGGTCAGTCTCAATCGGGCAAACCGATAGCTGGTAAAGCAACTAGTTCGGCTAAACAGCGTGTCTATTTATACCCTGTTGGTACTGATACTGCTAAAGAGTTTATTTTCGCACGCTTAGACAAAGAAGAATCGTTAATTCATTTTCCTAATACTGTTGATGAAGAATACTTCAAACAACTAACCAGTGAACGCCAAGTCAAGAAAATAGTTGGCGGACAGCCAAAATTGGTTTGGTATCTACCAAAAGGTCGTAGAAATGAAGCTCTTGATACATTTGTCTATGCTTTGGCTGCTGTTTATATACTTGCACCCAACTTTAAAGCAATTACTTCTAAAAAACCTGAAAAACAGATACCTAAAAGAAATTCTCTTATTCAACAACGCCATAATAGCCTTAGGAACAACAATTCACGCAATTTTGTGTATGCTTGGAAAGATTAAAGGTATAATTTAAGGTAAACTATTTCACATGGCTAATTTATTTGATAGGGCTAATTACCCAACACAAGAACCAGACCTATTAGTTGTTGGTGACAGATGGGTTTGGCGCAGACCAGACTTAGTTGCAGATTATCCAACAGCAGATTACGCACTGACTTATGAATTTCACCTCGATACAGGCGGCGGCGGTAGCAAAAAGTTCACGATAACAGCCACAGAAACAAGCACAGACTACATAGTAGAAATAGCAAGTGCAACAACAGCAAGTTATACTGCAGGCGAGTATAACTGGTACGCTTTTATTACCCGTTCCTCAGACTCACAAAGACTGTCAGTTGATGAGGGTCGCACCAAGCTAGAGATTGATTTTGCTAACACTAACGCTGATAGCAGAACACACGCAAAAAAAGTTTTGGATGCAATCGAGGCAACAATAGAGGGGCGTGCTTCACAAGATCAAATGAGCTACAGTATAGCTGGCAGGTCATTGTCAAGAATGTCTATAGATGATTTGTTAAAGTTCAGAGATAGATACAGAGCAGAACACGAAAAAACAATAAAAAAACTGAGAATCAAAAATGAGCAAGACACAGGAAATACTATCAAAGTAAGGTTTTAACATGGCGATATGGGATAGTCTTTTCAGGCAAAGAAAAAAACAACGCAAAATTAGACAATACGCAGCAGCATCAACAAAAAACATTTTTTCAGATTGGACATCGCAATCTATAGCTGCTGACTCAGCAATCAGATTCAATTTACGCAAAATAAGAGATAGGTGTAGAGAACAAGCGCGCAACAACGATTATGTAAAAAGATATTTACAGCTGTTAGAGACAAATGTGGTTGGGCAAAATGGCATTCGTATGCAGTCAAAAGCGCGAAATGATGACAATGGCTTAGACTTTCTCGGCAACGCACAAATTGAGCGTGCCTGGAATAAATGGGGAAAAATGGGCAACTGTACAGTTGATGGCAGGATGTCTTTTTTAGATGCACAGAAGTTGTTTATAAACAGTTTAGCTAGAGATGGGGAGGTCTTAGTGAGACACCACATGAGCAAAAATCCGTTCGATCCATATAGGATAGAGTTTTTAGATTCTGATTTTTTGGATGAAGAAGAAAACAAAGTGTTGCGTAATGGCGATGAAATAATTATGGGAGTCAAGGTTGATAAATATAGAAAACCAAAATCTTATTTTTTATTTAAGGAACATCCACACAACACTCTATTTAGCAAGCAAGACAGAACACATCAAGAAATCAAAGCCGAGGAGTTAATTCATGCTTATGTATCTGACAGACCGCAACAAACTAGAGGCCTGCCGTTCCTTACAACTGCTTTGAGTCGTCTCAAAATGTTAGATGGTTATGAAGAGGCTGAGTTAGTTGCAGCTCGTGTTGCTGCGTCCAAAATGGGCTTTTTCACAAGCCCAGCAGGAGAATCTTATGTGGGTGAGGACACAGAAGATGACTATACGCCAATTATGAATGCAGAAGCAGGCACATTTGAGCAGTTACCAGATGGTATGTCATTTCAAACTTTCGATCCCCAACACCCTACTTCTGGCTTTGATAATTTTCACAAAGGCATACTCAGAGGTATTGCTTCTGGTTTAGGGGTATCTTATGTGTCACTAGCAAATAATTTAGAAGGAGTTAATTATTCATCTATACGTCAAGGTACACTGGAAGAACGCGATCATTACAGAATGTTACAAAATTTTATGGTCGATCATTTCATCAGACCAGTTTTTGAGAAATGGTTGTTGATGACTATGAGTTATCAAAATAATTTTCCTATACCTGACACAAGATATGATAAATTCGCTGATAATGCACAATTTGTGCCTAGAAGCTGGGGTTGGATTGATCCGGTCAAAGAAGTAAGAGCGAATGTTGAGGGTTTGCAAGCTGGTGTTATCACTATGCAAGATATACAAGCTAATTATGGTAGAGATGTTGAAGAATTATTTGAACAGCATCAAAGAGAAGAAGGATTAGCAGAGAACTATGGTGTCAAAACTGCTTATCAGCCATTTGGAGCAACTAAAGCACCTATAGAGCCTGATGTTACAGAAGAAGAGGTAGAGGATGGCTAGTTTCAAACCAACAAGCGGAATGCAAAATGAGGCGCAGAAAGGCTTGGATTGGCGCAGAGAACATGGTAGGGGTGGAACTTCTGTAGGCATATCTCGAGCTAGAGATATTGTGAGTGGCAAAAACCTATCTGAATCAACAGTCAAGCGTATGTTTTCTTTCTTTTCTCGACATGAGGTTGATAAGAAAGCAGAAGGTTTCAGACCAGGAGAGGACGGATATCCGTCCAATGGCCGCATAGCATGGGCTTTGTGGGGTGGTGATGCTGGGTTTAGTTGGTCAAAAAAAATCGTCAATCAACTAAAAAGTCAAGACGAAAGGGCTAAAGAAACTAGACAGCCTATCTCTGGTGCTATGCGTAAAGCGCTAGAAAACAAAGTCAAAGATCATAATGAGAAGCATGGCAATGACAAACGCAAGAAAACAAATCTTAGAACATTGTCAGCAGTTTTCAGGCGTGGTGTTGGTGCTTATAAAACGAATCCGCAAAGTGTAAGACCAACAGTTACATCGCCTGAACAATGGGCGTTAGCGCGCGTTAATTCATTTTTGTATTGTTTAAGAAACTTAAAATTCAGATCAGGCAAACATGATACAGACTTGTTACCTTCTGCACACCCTTTATCTTCTAAAAGAAATAATGGTAGAATAGGAAATATGGATAAAGCTGAAAGACATATAAAAGATGTCAGAGAAACAGAAGATTCTTATATAATAGAGTTTGGTAAGTCTATGCCAGAAAAAGATGACATGGAAGAAAGCTCTTATCACGATGAGGAAGAAAAAGCACACCATGACGAAGAAGAAAGAAGTGCTGATGTAAGTGAGGGGTACACTGAAGAATCAACAGAAAATCTAAATGATGACACAGTGGAGACAGAAAGATTCTATACCGGACTTTATGGCGAAGAAAATCTGCAAAGAGCTTTTGAGTTTGATAGATCGAAAATAGACGAAGAAACACGCACAGTACATATAGGTGTATCTTCTGAGCAGCCTGTAGAAAGACGTTTCGGTTATGAAGTTTTAGGACATGATGAGGGAGAAATAGACATGGAATTTATGTCTAGTGGCAGAAGTCCATTGCTTTTAGACCATGATTCTACAAAACAAATAGGAGTTGTCGAAGAATTTGCACTCGACAAAGAAAACAAAAGAACAGTAGCTAAAGTTAGATTTAGTAAAAACAAACAAGCCGATGAGGTGTTTAGAGATGTTGTCGATGGCATCAGACAGAACATTTCAGTCGGTTATGAAGTCAAGAGTATGAAAAAAGAAGAAGACGAGAAGGATGGAGTCAGCACCTATCGAGTCAATTCTTGGTCGCCCCTTGAAGTTTCCGCGGTTTCAATTCCAGCCGATCAGTCAAGATTAATTGGATTTGCAAGGTCTAAAGAAACAACTTTAATTAATAATCCGAAGGAGGATATAAAAATGTCAGAAAATAATGACAATAAAGTAGAAGTTTCTTCTGATGCAATGAGAGCAGAATTAGCTAAAGAAAACTCAGCTATTATTGACCTTGCTGTTAAGCATGGCAAAAGAGACTTGGCTGAAGAGGCTATAGCTAAAGGTATGACTCTCCCACAATTTAGAGGACATCTACTAGATACAATCGCTAACGATAAGCCATTGGATTTACCATCCGATGTAGAGATGACAGAAACAGAGCAAAGAGATTACAGCTTGCTCAAGGCTATAAGAGAAAGCGCTAGAGGCGAACTATCTGGTCTTGAAAGAGAAGTATCAGACGAAATTGCTCAAAGAACAGGTAAAGAGGCTAAAGGTTTCTATATGCCTACTAACATTGCTTTCAGGGCAGATCAGGTTGTTGGTACAAACAACGTTGGTGGTTTCTTGAAACCTACTGACCACCTGGGTAATGAGTTCATAGAAGCACTCAAAGCAAAACTCGTAGTTTCGCAAGCAGGTGCAAGAATAATGACAGGCCTAAAAGGCGATGTCGCTATTCCAAAAATGTCTGCTGAGACAAGCAATGTTGCTTTTGTTTCTGAAAACAGCGCACCTTCAGAAGGTAACGCTACTTTCGCGCAGGTTACTATGAGTCCAAAAACACTTGCAGCGCAAGTTGACATATCAAGAAAGCTAATGATGCAATCTGATCCGTCAATAGAGCAGGTGTTGAGAGAAGACATCATAGCTACATTTGCTAGAAAAATAGACGAAGTTGCTATAGAAGGTGGAGGTTCAAACGAGCCTACAGGAGTTTTAGGTGGCGTTGCTTCTGGCAATGTTATCACTGCTGCTACTAATGGTGCTGCACCAACATACGAAAATGTTGTGGAGTTAATCAGATTGGTAGAGGCTTCTAATGCAATACTTAACGAAGGATCACTTAGATTCTTAGGAAACCCTAAATTAACATCTAAGTTGAGAAGAGTTCTTAAGTCTTCTGCTGATACTTCATCTAATTTCATTCTTGAGAATGACAATTCAATCTTAGGTTACAGTTACTTATCAAGCACACTTGTGCCAAGTGACTTAACACAAGGTTCAGGTAGCAACCTGTCAGCAATGATTTTTGGTGACTTTTCACAACTAATGCTAGGGTTCTACTCCGGCGTTGATGTGATTGTTGATCCTTACACAGGTTCAGCAGCAGGCACAACAAGACTTGCATTCTTCCAGGACTTAGATGTAGCTTTAAGACATGGTGAATCTTTCTCATGTAAGAAAGATTTAATTACTACTTAATAGCTAATTAAGATTTCTCGGTGGGGCTACTTCGGTAGCCCTTTTTTTATGTATAATAAGACTATGGCAAAAGAAGTGAAATTTGTATTCAGTGGCACTCATTATCCCAAGGGTGTCAGGCATAATTCGGGTGATGTTGTAGAGATATCAGAAGATTTAGCTAAAGAATATGAGAAAAATCGTTGGGGCAACATCTATAAACCGAAAGGTAAAAAGGAGAAAAAACATGAAAGTAGTAGCGACTAGAAATGTATTTTACGAGGGCGTTTGGTATAAGGCAGGAGAGAGTTTCGACTGTAATCCAAAACACTACGCCAGTTTAGAAGCAGCAGGCGTAGAAACACATAAAGAAAAAAAATCTAATAAAAAAGATAGAGCTATAAAAGACGTTGTAGAGAGAAGTTAATATGACTCTTGAAACCGAAAACGATCAATTAGGTTTTCTTGACACAGATACGCATGGTACAACTGTATCTTACACACCTAGCGGTGGTTCTGCGTCAAGTATAAAAGCTATAGTGAATGACGAATATTTCGGCATAGATGGTGACTCAGTGGACATAGAGGGCAAACAGGTGATATTAACTTGTCGATCTGCCAATGTGCCTAATCTAGCTCATGGCGATACATTCGCTTTTGATAGTAAAACTTATGAGGTTGTTAATGTGAGGCCAGATGGTACAGGTTTCATAGACATAGCATTGGAGGAACAATAATGTTAAATAATATAAAAACTTTGATTTCTACAGTAGCGCCTGCGCTTGGCTCTGCTATGGGTTCGCCTCTGGGCGGTGCTGCGATAAGCATGATAGCAGATAAATTAGGCGTACCGAACAACGAAAAATCCGTTGAAAAAGCTATACAACAAGCCACACCGGAACAACTGATGGAGCTAAAAAAAGTAGAGGTAGATTTTGAGACTAAGATGCAAGAAATGAAAGTAGATGTTTTTGCATTGGAAGCAGAAGAGAAAAAACATGCCAGGACTGTGTTCTCTAAAGATTGGACTGCTAGAATCATAGGGATAGCTGTCATAGCTGGCTTTTTAGGTTATATATTTTTGGTGACTCTGCAACCACCTGAACAAAACTCTGAAGCCCTAATAAATCTAGTGTTAGGCTACTTGGGTGGTCTAGCAAGTGCGATCATATCCTTTTATTTTGGCGCATCGCAAAGTAACGATTAATTATGGCACATGCAAGAAAAACCATCAGAGAGCAAGTAGGCACTACCTTAACAGGGTTGACGACAACGGGTTCAAATGTTTTTCAATCGCGTGTCTATCCGTTACAAGACAGCAATTTGCCGGCCTTGCTTATCTATACGAAAGAAGAGACAAGCGAGGCGATTGTGATGGGTAACAATAGAGTTTTGGAGCGTGAATTGACCTTGGCTGTTGAGGCTTATGTCAAAACCAATTCTAACTCTGACGACACTATAGACTTAATTTCTAAAGAAATAGAAATAGCTATTGGCACAGATACAACATTAAATAATAAAGCAAAAGATGTATTTTTAGTTTCAACTGATATAAACTATATAGGTGAAGGGGAAAACCCAGTAGCAGTAGCAACCTTTAATTTCTTGGTTAGTTACTGTACTGACGAGAATGATCCCTCGCAACTAAGATAAAGGTATATTATGGCAACAACATATAAAGGTAAAGATGGTATAGTTAAAGTAGGTGCTAACAACATTGGTCAAATTAGGAATTTTTCAGTAGAGCAATCCGCAGATACTATTGAAGATACTTCTATGGGTGATACAGCAAGAACTTATAAAGATAGTTTGACACAATTTACAGCTTCTATTGACGCATTATTCGATCAGTCAAATGCTGATTCTGTGACACCTGATGCTGCACAAGTAGCAATGACTATTGGTTCTACTGCTCAATTTAAGTTTCTACCGCAAGGAGCAACTACTGGTGATTATCAGTTGAGTGGTGAAGGCATTGTGACTGGTATAACAAGAAGTCAATCGTTCGATGGTCTTGTTGAAATTAGTTTCACAATACAAGGTAGTGGCCCATTGACTATAGGCACAGCCTCATAACTTAATTAATGTCAGTATTAGATAAGGCTATCAAGCACTATCAATCTCTTGATAGAATACAGTTTCATGTTGAGGAATGGGATGTGACGATCTACTCATCCAAAATGACAGTCGGCGAGACTGCAGCAATACAAAAAAGGGCAACAAAAAACGGCGTAACTGACGAAATTCTTATGGTTATATATGCCATAATTATCAAAGCAGAAGATGCAGCTGGTGAAAAAATATTTGATATGACCCAAGACACTATCAATAAACTCAAAGACGAGGTTGATCGTGACGTTGTATTAAGAATAGCCGGCAAACTTATGGAATCACCTGATATGGATTCTGTTAAAAAAAAATAAAAGACCAGCCAGAAATACGTTCTAAGTTCGCATTAGCCGAACGTTTACACAAAACTTTACAAGAAATAGAAGCTATACCACGAGAAGAGTTTGTGGCGTGGTGTGCATATTTCGATATAATAGAAGAAGAGCGCAAAATACAAGAACAACAAATGAAGTTTTCAAGAGGTAATATCTAATGGCAGAAATGAAAGCCAGAATGGACATAGTCGGTTCTGACAAGACCCAACGTGCTTTCCGTTCAGTCCGCAAAAATGTTACTGGTTTCAATTCAGAGCTAAAAAGAACAGCGTTTACATTTGCAACAGCTTTTGGTGTAAAGCAGTTGATTGATATGCAAGACTCTATCACCGACTTGCGTAACAGGCTTAATTCGTTTAACAACAATGCCGAGAAAACAGCGGCACAAATGGACTTGCTGACACAAGTAGCGCTGCGAACCAGGTCAAGTTTTGAGGCAACCGGTGTGGTTTTCACTAGGATGATACAGGCCACCCAACATTTAAAAATAACAAATGAAGAGTTAGCGGCTGCAACAGCCACAGTAAATGCCACTTTCAAACTATCAGGTACAACAGCTTATGAAGCAGCTAACTCTGCTAGACAGTTAGCACAGGGTCTATCTTCTGGTCGACTATCAGGAGATGAGATGAGATCAGTTTTAGAAAATAACGTTGTATTAGCTAATCTTCTGGCTGATGGTTTCGGTGTCACTGTCGGTCAGCTCAGAGAAATGGGTGCAGCCGGTAAAATAACTACAGAAAAAATTATGCCTATACTCATAGGCGCATTTGAAGAAACAACAACTAAAGTTTCTAATATGCAATTCACCATAGATGCTGCGTTCCAAGTCTTGCAAGTGAGATTATATGAGGGTTTGCGGGCGTTCAATGAGTTTACTAACATACAAGATAGAGCCGCTAATGCTATTGCTTTTGTTGCAGAAAACATCAACACAATAGCAGCAGTAGCAGCTGGTGCGCTAGTACCAGCAATAGGTATGGCCACTGTCTCCATGTATCGCTTTCTTGCAAGCATGATTGCTGTTGTTATAGCCAACCCTTTGACTGTTTTAGTTACTGCAGCAGGCGCAGCTTTCGCATATTTCTTAACAATATCAGAAGAGCTTACAAGAAAAACCTTTAATTTCTTCGGTAAATTGTTTTTGCAAGACTTGCCGAACATGTTCGTACATGCTGAAATCGGCATACTAACATTGCAGAATACCTTTGCCGAAAGTATTAATGGCATCCTGAAAAACTTCCAAGCATTCTCTGATGGTATCTATGTTGTTATAAATGGTGTGCGCGAGTTTATGGGTTTTGACAAGTTAGTTGCACCTGAACTGATAGTCGATGTTGAGGGCAACATTAAAAGAATAGAAGAATTAGAAAACAAAATTACAGAGTTCACTTTGCTCAAGCCTGGCGAGAAGCTTCCGCTTTTTGAAGATGGTGGTTTTTTAGAAAACCTAGACCCGCAAAAACTGAGCCAAAAATTAGCTGAGTCTGCAGAAGTAGTGAATGAGTTCCAGGCAGACTTATCCAAGACCTTTGATGACTTTTTCTCTAAAAAGAAAACCTTGGGTCAAGATGTAGGTGAGATATTAACTAAAGGTTTCGATCAATTAGCAGATGTTATCGCAGATTTTGTGACAAAGGGTAAAGCATCTATAAGTGATCTGGTGAATGCTATTACAAATGATTTATTAAAAGCCATGATTAGAGCAGGTATTACAGACCCATTAGGCCAGACTTTAGGCGCACTGTTTAAACAAGGTGGTGGTCAAGTAATAGCAGGCCAGCCTTATGTGGTGGGTGAAAAAGGTGCAGAACTTTTTATACCAAGCAGTTCCGGTAGTATTATGCCTAACAATAAATTAGGAAATGGTGGCAACGTTGTCATCAATCAATCTGTTAATTTTGCTACTGGCATACAAGACACTGTTAAAAATGAAGTTTTACAAATGCTGCCAGAGATAGCAGAAACCTCAAAAGCTGCAGTAGTAGAAGCAATGAATCGTGGCGGTAACTTTCGTAGAGGCATGAGATGATAATAGATATTCCAACCAATCACAATTACGCTACTGTTAATTTTACACTGAACCGGTCTGTGTCTGCCTCAAGATCAGCGTTTACTAACAGACAAAGAACACAAGAGTACGATGCCGTTTATTGGACAGCAGAAGTAACTTTACCGCCAATGAAAAGGTCTGATGCCTTAGAATGGGTTACTTTTTTGACAAGATTACAAGGAGTTAAAAATACTTTTTTGTTAGGTGATCCCTCACATACTACTAACTCAGGAAACTACAACGGCGATTTTTTAGCAACTGAAAATAGAGTTGCAGATACAAGCGAAACACTTGGCTTTACAGCCTCAACAAAAACGATCAGCTCTGCTACCTCTGTATTTACTAATACCTTTGTAGGTGATTTTATTGTTGTTTCCGGTGCAAGCAATGATGCCAACAATGGCACATTTAAAATAGTAACAAAAACTTCAAATACTGCTGTAGTCGTTGACAGAGACTTAGTAGATGAATCTTCTGTGGCTGGTTGTAAGGTACAACAAAATGTAAAGGGTGCAACTGGTTTAGCTCTAACTGCTGTTGGCTCGGCTATAGGTTTAATTAATAAGGGTGACTATTTAGCAGTACATGACGCAGCCTCGACTACTTCAGACCCAGTGCAATATTTATTAGTGGTCGAAGATGCAACTAGCAGGGGGTCAGGCAGCCCTTTGGATTATGGTGTTCGTACAGAACCAAAACTCAGAAAAGATATAACAGCTGGTCACTACGTCAAATTTGCAAGCCCAAAAGGTCAATTTAGATTAGCCTCAAATCAAACCTCCTGGTCTGTCAATGAGGCATCAATTTATGGCCTTGCATTTACAGCCATAGAGGTTATAGATGGCTAGTAGAGATATTGATTCAGCTATAAGTGCTAGGTTAGCAAATGACCAACACAGCATTGCTTTTGGTGTCAGTGCTGAGTTCGATTCTGGTACGCTAGATTTGTGGACAGGTGTAGGGGATTTTACCAGTGGCAGCACAACTTACACTGGTGCTGGTGAGTTGTTAGATATTTCTAACATAGAAGAAAATAATGAGTTGTCATCAACTAATTTAACCATAACAATATCAGGCCTTAATTCAGACATTGTTACTTACGCAACTACAGAAGATTATCAGAACAGACCCCTAACATTGAAAATGTTTTTCTTTCATCCAGATACAGCAGAAGAAATAAATAATTATGTTTTGTTCAAGGGCAGGATGGACACTTTAACTGTTAATGATGGCGATACTTTTAGTGTAATTATATCGGCAGAAAACAAGTTAATAGATTTGACCAGACCTAAAAATTTATTCTATACGCCAGAAACACAGAACTTTTTGCATGCCGGTGACAAAGGTTTAGAGTTTGTACCACGCATACAAGAACAAACAGTCAACTGGGGTGCAACTAGGTCAGGCAGCGGCGGTGGCAGTGGAGGCGGTGGCGATGTGCCTATTTACGATTTGAGATAATGTTCAAGAAAATTATGCAAAATTAGAAAAATTGGAAGAGGAAAGAGATTTATTCCAAATAGAAATTGATAAACTAAAAGCAGAAGTAAAAGTTAAATTAGATAAGATTGAAAAACTTGGTAATCTAACTTATGATGAAAATTGTGAACATTGTATGAGTAATCCATTTACATTAGATGCTATTGAAACTAAGA